TCATTTGGCGAGGGCGATCAGGGTATAGGCAGGCTCGGAGGCGGTATAGACCTGGCTGATCCCAAGGGTAACGGTTACCATGTTTCCTTCAAGCACAGCATCGATCAGGTAGAGGAAGGCATCGCAGTAGTTGGTTAGGATGATATGCGGAAGCTCCTGATACTCCTTTTCCAGGATATGAATGATCGTCTTGTCATCAGACAGATTGGCAGGGCTGCCCTGGCTGTTATCGCCCACTCCCTTGTTCTGATCCTGTATCTCGTGTTCAAGTTTTGACAGCGTGAGTATATCCGGGGCGAAGTGAGTCTTGGAGAGTGCTCCATTGGCGATTTTGGAGCTTGTAACAGAGCCATCGGTGATGTGACTGGCATTGATGGAGTTGTTCTGCAAGCCTCTGGTGTCGAGCCTGCCAATGATGCAGGTCTTGCCGCTGAACTGACCAAAGGTACTGCCGAGGTCATCCCAGAGCTCATAGTAGCCGCAGCCGGCTTCAGATTCAATGCTGATCTCGTAGTACCCGGAACCCCCGGTGACCTCGATCAGTTTGAGCCCCTCAGCCCAGGATTGCCCTGGCCTGAGCAAACGGACGTCCACGCCTGACCTGGGTTTGCGGATGCTGCCATCCATATAGTAGTAGCTGATACCGTATTTATACATGTGATCTCCTTCTGATCTCCTTACCTAACTTAGCGGGGTGACTGTCTCGTCAAAGTCGGTGATGATAATGCCACCGAAGTCGATATAGCCGGGTGAACCGATGTATCTCGATTCCAGGCTGAACTTGACCTTCGTGGGATACTCATGCAGGTCATCCGGACACTTGGGCAGTTGAGAGATGGTGACCGGGAACTGGCTGTTGATATTGTTGTAGGCTGTGTACTCCAGATATAGCCTGCCCGGGCCGAGGAGGAAGCTCATCAGGCTGTAGTATTCGGCTGGCTCAAGCACCGCCTCCAGATCGAAGGAGTCCTCCCGGTAGGCTTCCCTTCTATGTATGATAGTGGGATCATAAGCGTTCTTCTTCTCGATGCGGTACTTCTGATTGGGGCTGTATTCGATTTGCCCGTTGGGACAGAAGAAGTAATAGATGCCGTCATTAGCCCAGCGGATAAGCTTGAATCCCTTTATAACAACCATGCTTTCACCCTGTATTCATCTTCAATGTAGTTCCGCTCCAGTTCGGTTATGGCATAGACCTGATTCTGGATGCGTATCCTGGACTGGAGGGAGAGGTTGTATTTGGAGAGACTATCGATGGTAGCCTCACAGCTCCACTTGGAGTCATGAAAGTCGATCAGATAGTCTTTGATCAGGTTCTGGAGTTGAGCGGTATCCCCTGTCAGGATATCCAGTGAGCTTATCTGGGGCTTCTCCGGATTGCTCCGCTTGGTTACGAAGTCGACCACATCCCCGGCATCGATGTCTATCACTGTACTACTGTAGGAATCCTTGTTTTTGAACACGATCTGCCCTTGGGGATTGCTGAAGATGGTGGCATTGTAAAGCATGAGCATGGCCTGCAATACCTTGATGTTATCGGTCGGCTCATCGGTGTAGTTGACGTAGGCCTTGCCGGGATGCAGCTTGGCCGGGAAGAGGTTGCCATGAAAGTGGGCTTCGATCCAGTGGTTGACGTACTGGCTGCTGCCATAGCTGCGGCCATCGATAGAGCCCGCCGAGACCAGGCCATTGTAGAGGGTGGACTCGGAGACGCCGTTCCCGATAAAGAAGCCGATGAACTCATTGGTGGCGTTTTCGAGGGAGGCCAGGTTTTCCACCCAGTCGGTCTTTTCGTCATACTCGACCACTACCGGGCAGATGCTGTTGAAGAACTTATAGATGCGGCCCCGGTAGCGGCCCTGATACCTGGTGGTGGCGGGACTGGGATAGCTGGCCTTGATCACCTTCTTGTAGGCAAAGACGAAGCTCATGCGGTTGGCAATCGTATCGATCAGATATCCCCACTGGGGACCCGGCCAGCCGGAGCCATCATAGCTGTAAGTCCAGCCATGGGTGGGGGTGGGGTTGGGAAAGGCAAGCAGGTCATCGAAGCCGATATGGGCGATGGTCAGGGCATTGCCGCTGCCGATGTTCAGGGTAGGCAAGCTGAACTGATTGGAGTAAGGGATGTTGACGGGTATTTTCTGCCCGATGTCCTGTATGAAGTAGGTCAATATCCATTGCGGAAGGTAACCCGCGGAAAGGGAATAGTAGTGGGTGAGATCGGAGAACAGGGAAAGCAGCTTGATCTTATCGTAGCAACTGATCTTGAGGATGCCGGAGGCTACATCGAATGATAGCTGAGAGGTGTCTATTATGCCCGTAAAGAATAGGGCCTCATCCCGATAGACCTTAACCTCAAAGTGCGAGATATAGCGCTCATGTTCATTTTCCCCACTCAGGATGTTCTCCTGTATCCAGACAGTGGGAAAGCACTCAAACACGAGCCGCTTGGGTTCACGGCTGTAGTTGGAGACCGACTGCAGCTTATCGGCTGAGACAGATAGGCTGATGATGGCTCTGTTGCTGGAGCTATCCTCCAGGCTATGCTTGACCTGGTTGTAGTCGGGAGCATCGGTCTTGCCCATTACGAAGTCGATTTTGAATAGGTTAGGCATCAGATCTCACTCCTGATCATCTTGCCGGTATCGGCTATTTCAGAGACCTTGACCGGATCATTGGAGAGCGGATCGACATTCACTTCGATGATGGGCTTGGAGTCCATGACCGTTTGCCTGAGTGAGACGATCTCGTCTTTCAAGGCGGCAATCAGATTGATCAGGGTATTCATGCCCCCTCCGGAAGAGATAGCGCCACCTGCGGCATAAGATTCGCCCAGGTAACTCGGAATAGGCACTGAAGGAACAGGCATGGACGCAAAGGCAAGCTTGACCTGATCCAGGGGTGCGAAGTTGAGGAAGTCGAACAGGCTCCTGCCCAGGGCCTTGACCCGGTCCTTGGCGGTGATGTATTCCTCACCCTCGGCTTCGATCAGGATGCCTCCCTGATTATGGGAAGGTCCGGTAAGCAGACCTCCGGTAGCTTTCTTTTCAAACTTGGTGGAACTGATCTTGGCGATATTGGCTATTCCTGCAGCCATCGCCGCAGCTGCGGCAGCAACCGCCAGTCCGGGGCCGACTACGGGAATGCCCACCATAGACTTATAGGCTCCTATGGCGGCTGAGAAGGTATCCACGTAGCCCTGAGCTATCGCCGAGGCTTTCCAGAGCTTGAAGCCACGCTCGGTATCCTTGTCCTGAGCGGAGGCAATATCACCGAAGATCTTGGAGATGCCGCTGGCTGCCTGAAGCTGGTAATTGGTTCTGAGGGTGGTAAGAGTCTCCTGCTTCTGCCGCTCGATCTCCACTTCAGTCAGTCCGGCTTCCAAGAGCTTGGCTTTCATCTTCTCATAGTACTTATCCACCTCTAAAAGCTGTTTGCCGTAACTGTCGCCGCTGTTGTCCAAGTCACGGGAATGGAACTCGTCCCGGATATCCTGCAGTTCCTGCAGCTTGGCCCGCTCCTCATCCTGACGTTCCTGGAGCAGCTTTACGTGACGGGCATCGGCCCCGGCTATCTGGGCCTGGATAAGCTGCTGTTCTTTCTCCGGAAGGTTCTGCTGAGCCCAGGCATAATACTCCTCCATGCTGGCTTTGAGAGCGTCATAGGAGTTGACTCCGAGGTTCTCTAAATTGGAGAAGTAGTCGATCTCAGCTTTGTATCTGGCTTGGACGGCATCCTTCTCCTTGGCAGCAAGCTCATTATCCTGCTGAGTCTTCCAAGCATCGAGGTTCTCGATGGCCTGGCGTTCGGCATCACTGCCATCCCGGGTAAACTCCCTGATCAGAGCCAGCCTTCTCTGATACTCGGCTTCGATGCGAGCGGTCTCTGTCTGGCGCAGCCGGGCTAACTCCTCCATGAGGCGTAAAGCTTCCCTGCGCCTGCTTTCCGCTTCCGAAGCTGCGGGACTGGGTGCCGGAGCGGGAGTTCCAGCATTTCTACCACTATCAAAAGTCAGATCAGGCACTTCGAACATAGCCTTGCGATAGGCATCACCCAGAGCTTGAAGATCGTATTTAGCGGCCTGCAGTCTACCTGATAAAGCTCCGAACGAGTTGATAGTCCGTTCCAACTTGAGCCACTCGCCATCATTACCGAAATAGGATGTAGGATTGAAGCCCATAGCGTTGCGGTCACTGGTGAGGAACTCCCAGTCTACTGAAGCCTTCAACTGGTTTATTCTGTTATTGGCAGCAGTGTATTCGGCTCGTTTCTCATCCAGTTCGATCTGCAGTTCAGCTACCCTCTGGACTTGGGCATTGTATCTCTCACCATAGATCTCAGAGATCTTCTTCTGCACCAATGCTTCCGATGCGGCTCGCAGAGCGGTAGCCAGGTTATTGTAGGCTGCCGTCTCCAAGTTGATGTTGCCCAGATACTCCGAGTAGTTGTCATTCAGGGACTTGATGACGTTCTTCAGCTCCCGCTTGTCAGCGACGGTAAGAGAGGAAGCGGAACGCAGTTCCAGCAACCTGGTAGCTAACAGGCTGAACTTCTCTGCCTCCACCGACACCTGGCGTTCAGCATCCTTGATCTCATCCTTCATGCTCCTTTGAGCAGTGGTAACCTCATCAGTTTTCATGGAAGCCGCAGCCAGTCCGAAGCCCAAGGCAGATAAAGCTCCCACCACTATGCCGATGATCCCCGCTACCGGGTTCATGGCCACCTGCAGGGCATGATAGGCTGCCGTCAGAGCGGTAATCGCAGTGGTAACGGTACCGATAATGGGGATGGCGACCACGATCCCGGTTACGAAGCCCTTCATAACCGGAGACAGGCTGTTATAGGCATCCATGAGCAAGCGAAGTCCCTGCAGGAGAGGATTGATCAGAGTGGTGAGCATATCGCCCACCGTTTCCTGGATATCTCCCCAGGCATTGGCATTCTGCAGGCGGAGGTCAGCCAGGGCTTCGGCTGTGCCGCCATAGTCCTCGCCTAACTTCTCGACCAGATAGGATACCCCTTCGGTCTTGAGCCGGGTATCATCCAACACAATCCCATAGCGGCCCAACATAGCGGTATGCCCGTTCAGTGCCCGACCCATGAGGTCAAAGGCGGACTCCACGCTCATTCCGGTGGCTTTGTTGGCTTCCGTGAAGTCTAACAGTAAGGGCACCAACTGCTGAATCTCATCCTTATTGAGTTTGAAGGTCTGGGACAGCTTGGACATCAGGGCCAGGAGCTGATCGTCCTCGAAGTTGGTCACCTCCTGCATCGAGGAGGCGAAGTTCCCCATCTCTTCCGCAGCTTCGCCAAAGGTCACTGCAGCCAGGGTCATGGCCTGTCTCTGCCCCAGTGATGCATCTAACAGACCATTCATAGACCTGGCCAGACCGCCCACCACCTGCAGGACACCATCCACTGCGATCTTCACGTCACGAATGGTAGCCAGAGCCTGTTCCGCGGTTATTTTAACTGTAGCAGGTTTCTCCACCACAGCCTGAGCGGACTGAGCCTCCTGCTTGACTTCGGCAAGCTTTTGGCTGGCGTCTGTAGTGGTCAAGATGAGTCTAAAGGTTAGGTCGGGCATAAGGTGTGAAAATAAACATTGACAATCTTCTAATTATGCTGTAGAAATGAGGTAACAAATTGGGAAAGGAGACTAACATGTCCTGGAAAGAGATGATCCCTGGTTGTTTTGGTAAGCGTGATTTGGTGTACGCGAATAGCTCTTTTGATAAAAAAAGGGCTATTGAAATGGTGGCAGCAGCTAACAAAGAGAATGTGACAAAGACTGAGTTTATCACATCTATGAGAGATTACATGCTCAAGAGGGGAACGGAACTCGGCATTAATAATCTGTCCGCTCATATTGAAAAACAAATGAAGTATATTTTGAGGAGGAATTTCGTTAAAGGCACCTCCAAAATATTAGATCGGGAATAGTGCAACAAATCAATAATTCCTAATCAGCAACTCAATCTCAGTCTGGAAAGCACCTGAAACGGTGTACTGGGCCTCGACTTCATCAATGGTGAAGCCTTGGTAGAGTGTGCGGATATAAGGATCGTTGTTGTAGGATAGCAGGAACTTGCCCTTGATCTGTTTCAAGGCTTTTGCCAGTTCTTCATGCTGGTTGAAGGCATCTGCGTCCTCACGTTCGTAGATGTGTTCCTTGGTATAATAAGGCGGGTCCAGATAGAAGAACGTGTGCGGCTGGTCGAAGTGGGCTACTATTTTCTCCCAGGGCTGCTTCTCGATGATCACTTGCTTGAGCCGGTCTGAAGCGGCTTTCACCTTCTCCAGATTGCGCAGGGGCATATACTTGTAGCCCTGATTGACGCAGAAGTTCTTGGAGCGTGAGCCATAGCTGCAGGCGAGGTTGTAGTAGAACTTGATCGCCCTCTCCAGCTCGGTTCGGGGCTCATGCTTCATGAAATTGTCGAAGATCTCCCTGGAGATCAGGTAGTTGTTGAGTTCGGTTACGAAGGCAACAGGATGGTTCTTGACATACTTCCAGAAGTTGACCAGATCGCCATTGATGTCGTTATAGACCTCAGTATAGCGGCTCTTCTTGGACAACTGCCAGTCTTCCTTGTTGGCGCTCTTCCCGAAGAGTATCCAGGCGGCACCGCCAAAGACTTCGCAGTAGATGTCATGCTTGGGGATGAGCGGCAGGATCTTCTTGCGGAGGATACGCTTACCGCCTACCCAGGAGATGATTGAATTCATTGCTCCTCCAGCTTGAAATTGGCGATGATCACTTCCTTGAACTCGGACTTGCCTTCCTTGCGGTTGATGCCCTTGGTGCGGGTGACATGCCTGATATCAAAGCCCTTGTAGAGCTTGAGCACTTCCGGGTTATCGTCATAGCTCAGGATGAAGCGTCCCTTGATCGCTTTCAGTTTCTTGCAGAGCTCTTCATGACTGAACTGCTTGGAGTTCTCATAGGTATAGCCAAGCATGTAAGGCGGGTCGCAATAGAAGAAGTTGCTCTTGGTATCGTACTTGTCGATCACCTGCTCATAGGAGAGATTTTCGATGATCACCATATCCAGGCGTTTGTGAAGTTCCTTGATGCGCTCCAGGCGGTTATACATACTTGAAGTGCCCCGCTTCTGAGAGGTACCGAAGCTGTCACCCTTTGAACCGAATGATCTGGTGATCAGATACATGAACCTGGCGGCCCGCTGTATCTCGGTTAAGCCTTCCTGCCTGAGAATATCGGCAAAGAGCTTGCGGCTGGCGACTAACCAGTCCAACTCCCTGATCAGCTCATCAGGATGATACTTCACTTGCATGAACAGGTTAACCAGGCGGTTATCGAGATCGTTATAGACTTCCAAATCACCCCACTTGTCCTTGTAGAGGAGCATCCAGGCCGCACCCCCGAAGGGCTCGATATAGCCTTTGATGTCCTGGGGAACATAGGGAGCGATAACCTTTCTCAGCAGGCGCTTACCGCCGATCCAGCCGATAATCGCGTCCATCATGCTTCTCCTTTGGGATCAGCGATACAGAGCCGGAGGTATAGCTCAGGTAGAGTCATATTGTTGAAGTCTTCGCTGGTGAAGCCTAATTTACGCAGGATCATTTCGAACCTCTCGAAGGGGTAGTTGGAGACGCCGTTACCGCTAATCCGAAACTCCCGAGCCAACTTGCGAACCTCTCTTTGTTGGCTCCGATATAGACGAAAAAAGCGGAGACGTACTCCAAGGCTTCCAGGGCATCCATCTCCTCGGGATTGCGCCCGGAAAGTATCGAGATCAGCTCTTTATCGGCTTCCGATTGGCTGATCAGTTCCAGTAGTTCCAGCTCACTCACCTTGGCCACCTTGCCGGAGAGAAAGTCCTCTAACTTGGCTTTGAGAGTAGCGTTCGAGATTGTGAGGCAGAGTATTTGCCGCAGTTGGCTGTAGCTGAGTTTGGGTTCCCGTTTCATAGAATAGTCCTTATCTTATTTACCAAAGAACATCTCGAGGGCAATGCCCAATAAGAGCAGGAATTGCGAGGTGGAGACGGTCAACAGTATCTTCATATTCGTCTCCACTCTCGCCATCCTGGTCAGCAGTGACTTGCTGCTGTCACCATTGCCATAGAGCTCCTCGTGAACCGAATCGATTTTTTCTTTGATTTCAGGTTTACACAGGCAATCCATTTTGGTTCCTTGCTTATTTAGCGTGTAGTTGCGAAGGGATGCGATCTTATGCTCCCGGAGGAATATCCTTGATCAGATAGATCTTGTTGGAGGTCACTCCGGAGAACTCGGTGGAGATGACTACGTTGAAGAGGCCGTCAGCCTCTCCCGACCAGTCGACCGTCCAGCGCAGCCCGGTGAAGATAACCACCCGGTCCAGCTCCTTGGAAGCCACTACGATGGTAGTGTCCTTACCCATGAACAGGGTGCTCTCCAGGAAGTTCTTCTGCTTGGTAGAAAGACCGGAGATGTTAAGCTCGATGGTATTGGTACGCTTGCCCGGGATGGTATAGTTGCGAGTCTTGAGCTTGGACAGCTTGGAGTCCGCTTTACCTGGCTTCTCAGACAGTTCACCCAGCAGGTCGAAGTTGGTGCTGAGTTCCGTCTTGATCAGGCCCTGATTGGCATAGTTGGTGTTGATTTCCGTCTGGTTATAGGTGCCGACTCCGAAATAGACGTTGTCGGCGATCAACACATCCATCAGGGCCGAGAACTGCAGATCTGTGTCCTGCATCCCGGAGGGATAGGTAGGTTGAGAGATGGGAGGCATCAGAACACCCCCTTGATCGCCTTGCCGATGCTGAAGAGCCATTTACGGTTGTGGAACACGTATTCGATGGCTCCTCCGATGGTGCCGAAGATCTTGAGAATGACGTTGGCCTGGCTGGGCGGGAGGGACTTGGTGGCCCGCTCCACCGCCAGTTGCTTCTTGGCATAGTCATCCAGGTCTTTGGTGTCCGGGTTGATCTTAATGTCCTGGATGATATCCAGGATGATGGCCAGAGCCGAGTTGACCTTGGTCTTGTCGATCTGCTTCCCGGTGGTTCTGAAGATGATCCAGACCACCAGAGCCGAGATCAAGCCCAGGATAAACTGCTGATTGGCGAAGATGAAATCCATAGAGATACTCCTTCTCTTAGTTGGTTGCTTAGGTGGTGAGTTTGAACACTTTCACGAAGCCGGAGATGTAGGTGATCCCGGGGCGGATGCGGATGTACCAGTGGTACTTCCAGTCCGCTCCATGATGTTCGACCTTCAACTCGGCATCGGTGCGATAGCCGACAATGATGAACTTGGGCAGGCCGCCGATGATGTACTCATCAGACATGAGACGGGGTTTGACGGGGATACCCGCGAAGGATATCTGGCCACCCTCCAGCAGCAGTCTGTCTCCGGCTCCGGTCGCACGCTTGGCGAGTTCAGCCCGGATACGGATCAGGTCTTTATGGCTGACGTAGAACTTGAAGTTCTCCTGCTCCTCCAACATCTCGTCAGAGAAAGCCAATAGAGCCGCTTCAAAGCGCTTTGCCCAGTCGGGGTAGGTGGCCTTGGAGAGGTTACTGACATCTGAGGCGGCGGTGGCGAGCTTGATCACTCCATCCAAAGCCTTGAGCTTGGGGGTGGTGGAAGCCCGGTCACCCCTGAACAGCAGCAGACGGATGGCTTTCTCGGTTTTCTTGGCGATATGGTTCTCCACATAGGCTCCGAAGGCATCTTCGCCGTACTTGTCCTTATAGAACTCAACCACATCCCTGCCTAAGGTGAACTCGGCATTGAGGATACCGGTTGGTACGGAGAGGTCGGCAGTGCTCACGTTCTGGGCCGTCAGAGCGCCATCGAGGGAGTTCTTGAAGACCAGGTCATCGATCAGGCCGACGTCGATCTTCTCGTCCTTGAGCAGAGGCAGCACTGAGATATCCGAGAGGGTATCCCCCGGCTGTGATCCAATCACCTCATCGATGAACAGCGAGGTGGTGTTGGGATTGAGGATGTTCATGGCCTTGCCGGAGTCCACGTCGGAGATGCCTTTGTAGATCTCACGATGCGCAGCCTTGACCACGATCTTGTTGCCATCGATGCTGACTTCACGGTCAGTTGTCTGGTGGTTGCTGTCTGGTTCGCCTGGTATGCTCTTGGAGATGGCTTTGCTCATGGTGGTGGAGAGGTCTTTGAGGCTCTTCTCGATGCTCTTTACTGCGTCAGAGACCAAAACCGAACCACTGCTTTTTTCGAGTTCCGAGATGCGGCTGGTGATGTTGTCGATCCCCTTCTGCAGCTCGGTGTTGTTGTTATGCTCCGCTACCTTACGCAGGCTATTCAGTTCGTTCTTGATTTCAGCAAGGCTCGCTTCAGCATTGCGGTAGTCATCGGCCCGGCCATAGATGGAGACTCCATTGAACTCGCCTTTCTCGATCTTCTGCCAGAGTTCCGAGTTGAGGTCTTCGCACTTCAGCACCTGGACCCAGGCTCCCACCTTGGTATCGGGGAAGTGTTCCCGGTCGCTGGTCTTCAGGATGTAGTTCTCGACTACGGTAAACTCCGGTACGGGTTGCATGTTGTGATTCACATCACACTTGCCGACCAGGCCATGCTTGGCAAAGTGGTCGCAGGCCTTCTGAATCTCTTCCCGGGTGTAATAGTCACCCTGGGAATCGTGGATGTTGGGCTCCATCAGGGTGACGAAAAGCCGTCCCTGGGTTCCTGACGTCTCACTCTTGAACTTGGTGGAGTTGATCTTGTGTTCGAAGCTCCGTCCCGAAGCGTTCTTGACCACAAAACCCTTCTGATTGGCGGGAGTCATCTCATCGAACAGAAGCGAGACCAGCTCTACTTCCACGTTGCGGAGCTCTCCCTTGAGAATGGTGCGTTTACTACGTTTCACGCTACCTCCTTTGGTATTGTTGTTTAGTTGTTTGTCAGTTATGTAGTTGTGCATGGTATACTGCGCTCCGAAGCCTACAGGCTCCTATTCTGCATGAAAAGCTTTTCATCGTCACTCTGCAATACCTCGGTCAGATTACCGAAGTTGAAGTCATCAGGTTTGACCTTCCAGTCGAACTCATAGTTGAACTCTACTGCCAGGGTTAGTGCCAGGCGGTTCTGCAGCGGTTTGACCACGAAGTGGTAGAACATCAGCATATCGCTCCGGTTATCGCCGCCAAGCTGTCCTGGGATAAGCTGGGAAACGATCCTGGCGGGTACCCGGTGATAGGCAAGGATGCCTTCTCTCAGGTCTTTCTTGAGCCCTAAGAAGCCCCCTTCCCGGTCCTGCTGACGTAGTGGTTCGAGGCGTATCTTCACGTCCCGGCTTTCACTTTCGATCAGGACAGTGGAGTGGCTCCTGGCATTGCCTTTGACCTCAGTGAGCGCTTTCTCGATCTCGGTATAGGCATCGGTCAGGACTTCATTGCCCTGCTCATCAGTAACGGTTCCGTCTCTCAGCGTTCCGCCCTCCACAATCACGAAATAGTCGATCATGAGGCCGTTCTTGAAGTTGTTGTAGTCGAAGGTCTTGATCTCGCCCAAGATCTCGATGTTGATGGCGATAGGCAGGCAGGCCAAGCCCCAGGCATTGGATCTGTGGGTGGACTTCTTTATGTGGATGATGTCCTCGTAGGCGAAGTCCTTCTTCTTGTTGTTCTTAATCTGGATGTAGTTGGGCTTGAAGAAGCCGAACCCGTCATAGTTCTCCACGATCTGCACTTCGGAAGGCAGCATGCGCTCCAGTCCCGTCCACTGACCCTGGGCGTTACGCATCTTGATCAGGAAACCGTTACCGCAGGCCAAATAGAACCTCATCAGTTCCGCCAGGATGGAACTCTGGTCTTCACAGGCGGGGAACTCAGCCTCTTCCATCCAGGCATTGACCTGGCTGTTGCCGCACTCGAACTGCATGATGGTTGCCATGGTCAGGGCATCGATACAGCCGGAGTGGTACTCATCTGTATCCAAGAGGTTGAGCAGTTTGCTCATCGAATAGGGCTGGGAAACCACTTTTCTGGTCTCGGCTGCTTTGGACACCAACTGCTTGCCGATCCGCTGATACTTGGATAGATCAACAGGTTCAGGCTTGTACTTGCTCTCCATGAGATCAGCAGCCGAACTGATCGCCAGGTTATGGGCACCGATACGCATTACCTTCATGAGCCCGCTCCGCTGCCGCTTTTCAGCAGGTCGATCTTGGCGATGCGTACCAGACGGGTGCCGTCTATCCGGCTGGTATAGTATTCGATACTGGGCAGATCCCGGTTCATCAGCTTGAGGTAGAAAGAGCGGAACTTCTCTTTGAGTGAGTACAGTTCAGAGTCCGGATCAGACACATTCTGGGCATTGACGATCAGGAAGACTGTCCAGGCGATATCGGTATCCACATACTGACGGGAGGTGCCGTTCTTGCCTGTCTCGGAATCGAGGATTAGGATGGCACAGGGCAGCTTCTTGGGGATATTGTCCTTGTTGTAGAGGGTTTCAACCACGCCTGCTAACTTCAGAGCCTCAGAGATGCGCTTGCGTTCGTCCTGGTACTTCTCCAGCGGGGTCACAGGCTCACCTCGATATCGTTCAACTGCTGATATATCCACTGCTCCCGGTTGGCGATCACAGAAGCGAACACATTTCGGGCAGCGATGCCTTCCCGCTTGATCTTGCCCCGGATGAGATAAGCGATCTCAGCTACGGTCAGAGCTTTACCTGTCTCTTTATCAGTCCAGGACAGGTGCTTGCGTTCGACCCAGGCGATCAGCGGGGCGATCGGAGTCCAGGAAGGCACTTTGCCGCCCAAAACGAATGGACCGTGTTTCACATTGGAGCCTACTCTCAGGATCATTGCTGTATCGGTGGTCTGCAGCAGATAGCCCGTATTGCCGTAGAAGTCGCCCTTGTCATAGATCTGCTGTGCCAGTATCTCCTTGCGGGACTCGGCATCGATCACTGAACCGATCAGATGCAGACGGCTTTCAAGGGCGGTATAGATAGCCCGGTAGATCTCGATCATCAGTTCCTCTGGAGAAGTAATATCACGATCAGGCATCAGATAACTCCCACCCGGATAGCACGAGGCTGTCTGGGCTTGAGTTCGTTCAGGCGATCCAGGCCGGCTGGGTTGAGATAAGAACTCAGTACAGTCAGTGCCCTCAGCTCAAGGTTCGCTTTGAATGCGTCTATTTCGCTCCCTGTGAGCAGTTCGGTGGCAGACTGGTCTAAACCTACGGTCTTGACTATCCCCTCACCCAGAGTCTTCAAATTGAGAAACTCACAAGTACTGTGCAGCATCAGGAAACAGAACCCAAAACGAAAAGAGATCAGCAGGGGATCATCTTCAGGCAGATCATCGTGGGTAGCGTGATCATAAAACCGCTCCAGTACGATTGAGCGGATCATCTCCAGAACCAGGCCCTGATGCTCCCTGAAGATTTCATTGTTGGACATCTCCTTGGGCAGGTTGAGGATGGAGAGCATGGCATCCACTTCGACCGGAATGGGTATCACTGGCCCTTCCTCATCAACTCGGAAAGCTCAATCGCTCTCATACCCACTTGCTTCGCCCACTTGGAGGCCAACATGCCATTGGCAGCCCGTTCCCAGTCTCCGGCAGCAATAAAACGCAGCGTGTTCTTGAAACCAAGCAATCCCTTGATGCCCAGATTGAAGCACATATTCAGTAGAACCGACTGGCGCACCTCATCGAGGTTATTATAGATATTGGGTATCTTATCGATCAGCCACTGCTCGCAGTCTCGGATATCCCGCTCTAACATGGCATAGGCTTCTTTCCGGGAGATACCCCGGTCATCGAGATTACGGCCATAACCAATGGTCAACTTACCTGCGGTACAGCGGTATGGCTTCAGCTTCAGACCCTCGTGTCTGACTAACTGAGCTTTGATCCGGTTCATCAACGCTTCGGTCATGCTTGCTCCTTGTTCCAGATGTGATCATCGATCCGGAGCCAGGAAAGCACTACCCTGTATTCTCACAAATACGGATGTATAAGGATGCCATAGATTTTACTATTGACAGATTTGAAAAGTCAGATTAATCGGTTGTATTAGTTATAAATAGATAGATTGATGGAGGAATAGTGAACATAAGCATTGGACGATACACTTTTGATGGGCCTTATACAAATACTGGCTCTTTACAAAATAGGTCAGGGATTTATGCAATTTTATGTGAGAGTGGTGGTGATTACTTCGTCATCGATATCGGAGAATCAGCCATAGTGAAAACAAGAATAGAAACTCATGATAGAATCGATTGCTGGAATCGTCATTGTAAAGGGATACTGCACGTTGCAGTACTTTATACTCCTAATCTGCAGTCTGCTGGAAGAACAAGAATTGAACAAGAATTGAGAAACGGATATAATCCAGTATGTGGGAAGAGATAAAATAGTTTATTTTTGCGGGGTTGTTGGTCTTAAGATAATATAACTTTCTTGGTTATGTAGGATTTTTCCTTAAGACTTTAGGTAATAGCTTATCGATTTCTTCGTCAGAGAATGTAAGTTCTTCCATTTGTTTAAGTGCTATTGAAGCTAATGAGTATGCTTTGTTGGAAGTTCTTGGAGCTTTTTCATAAACTTGTAGCAAGTCTCTGTGTATAGAATCTCTGGACTCTACGATATCTGAATCAGTTAATACTCCCGCTTTCATATCAGTTATCAGAGATAAAAGTCGTTCCCTAACATCCCATACTTTAATCGCAATAGATGCATGCAATTGTGCCTTTTCGCTAAGATCATTATTCTTTAAGTATGAAGTAAATATCAGTAAAAGAGTCGATATTACTCCGGTAACAATTGGCACCCATGGTTGAGCACCGAAAATAGATGCTATTATTCCTGAAGTAGTAATCGCAGTTAGCACAATCTGCAACCATTTAAACAATGAATCTCTGCGTAAATAGATATCTGCTTGTTTCTCATGAGTCTTATGAGTCCATGCTACTCGACTATAGTATTCACGAATTTGATCTTCAAGACACTCAGAGTGGGTATTTACTACCATAAATCTGCCTCCATATTGTATTTGCAACCCTATCCCTTTCACTTTCTTCATATTGAATAGCTTTTAAAGCTAATTGATAAGTATTTTTAGCCTTACCGATAAAAGAACCTTTCCTAAATACTTGTTGATTCGAACCTGGGGCTAACCAATACTTCTGCTGAAAACTCTGATTCCCAATATATTCGAAACAGTCTCTGGTCATCCAGTCGTAATACATGAAAGATTTGTCTGCATGATCCCATTGGCTGATGAAATTATACGCTAATGTATCAAGCAAAAGTCCACCAATAGACAAAGTGTTCTTTTCCCTCCATGCTCTCAACATTCGGCAAAGTCTTTTTAGATTGTTGTTACTGGCGAGATTCATATCTCTTATTGCTTTTATCTCAGCTCTTGGGTTTACTATCTTCCATGCACCGCCATTCCTAGTATCTGCGTATATAAAACTCTGGCCATCAATGTGATTAAAGACAGGAACAATCTCAAATTTGATCCCGTCAGTAAAAGGAATCACAACAACTTGCCTGTCAGCGGATACATACGATAATGGGAACGTCTTTTTGATTGACTGCTTAAGGTCTTGAAGTAAAAAAGATTGTCCGTTAGATTTATATTTTTTGTACTTAAAATAGACTTCGTCTGGCAATATAGCATGTATATCTATATCACTGGCATGGATATCTGTATCCCTACCATAAGACCCTACATACAGACTATTTGCTGTCTCTGATTCCCAACCCCAATAATCTGTATTGATCCTTTTAGTGATTGCTTTGTATCGTGTCTGAATCTTTGTTACTTTGTCGCCAGTGATCCGTAATTTATCACAAAAAATCTGGAACTTTGTTGATATCGACATAATTTATTAATTACCAGTCATAAATTACACAGTTTTCACTGTTTACCAGACTTCTCGGATATCGCATGCCGAACATAGTCGAGCGAACCCTCTACCTGTAACCAATACTTGTTGTACCGATCCCAGTATGAATATGCAGCATCTATTCCATTCGTTGTAACAAAGCCTAAATCATACATAGGAATATTTGGCTTCCTATGTGTCTTTTTGATTAATTCCTTCCAAATATTGCTGTACCGTACTACATTTGTCTTTATCCATGATTCAGCTTCGTCAGTCTTACCTGAAGCTATTAGTGCTAGAACGTAAGATATGTCCATACCAGTTGTAGAGCCGCTTCTATGTTTATCATAAAATGCTATATATTTTTTATACTGCTTAAGTCCAAGATAGCATTCACAAACGAGTTCACGAATCCCTTGGTTATCGTCTGGATTTACCTCGAGAATAAACAAATACAGATTCAAGGCGTCATAATTCATTCCAAGATTCTGGTATTCAAGTCCAAGTGCATGGCATGCACGTAAAAATTGCCGATTATCACCTTCATTCCAGAGTATTCTATGTGTTTTCTTGTTAAAGTCATTTGGTAGACTGGACTTGCATAGGTACACAGCAGTGGTATAATAAGATATACAATCAATCCTATTACCTAAGGATTGATGGGCAAACCCTATATGTGTCCACGCATCTGCAAATTCTGGATATTTGATAACTAATTGTTGTAATAGAACTATCGATTTTTGATAATTTCCATTCTCAATAAGTTCCACAATATCATAAAACCGATTGTAATCTTTCTCGGTGATCCTCGGAAATGAGAACTTCAGATTAAATGGCTCATCATCGTATTTAGAAATCAAAATGTTCTTCATCACTCATCCTATTGCTGTAATTGGTCTAATAAAGATGTTATCTCACACTGAGCTTTTCTGATAACCTCAATCAACTCAGCTGATGATCGTTTATCCGTGAAATCAGGAGCGTTATTGTTTACAGCCTTGATATCGTATTCTTTTGCTTCAGCTTCCTCTTTAGTCATAAACCAGCTACGTTCGCTTATTCTTTCCGGATGATTAACGGGAAGCCTAAGCCGCATTAAAAAATCATCAAAGTGCTTGAATTCGAGAGGATTGCCCTTATTCACTTTTCGGGGCTTGAAATCATCGTCGAGTGTCATATCGTAAAACCAGATCTGTTTTGTTGGTTTACCTTTGGTAAAGAATAGCAAATCTGTTTTCACACCTGCTCCAGCATTCACAAACACTCCTCCTGGCAGGCTGACAATGCAGAATAAGTCGCAATCATTCAGTAACTTCCGTTTGGTCTGAGTGTAAGCTTTTGTTTTAGTATGAAAAAGCACACCTTCATCTATAACCATTCCACAAGTGCCACCATCTTCCAGGCTGCTGATTATATGCTGCAAGAAGAGAATCTGAGCTTTTCCTGATTTGTAAACGAAACTTGATTGTGCAGCTTTACCTTCCTTACTCCCAAATGGCGGATTGGTAAGTATGTATTTGAACTGAGTAGGAGCCCCTTCAAATAGGTCCCCGAAAGTAACTGCACCCGTTAACGTATTGCCATGCCATATTCGAGGGAGATCAATTTCGTGTAATACCATATTAGCAAGAAGGATAGGTATTACTTCATCAGCATCTTCTCTACCCCAAAATGTGTTAGTTTTGAGATATTCAATCTGAGTTGCAGTAGGGTTCTGCTTGATCATATGTTTATAGGACTCAATCAGGAATCCACCAGTACCACAACAAGGATCATAGACCTTACCCCCTAAAATGGGATTTACAACTTCGACTATCAACCGTATAATTTCACGAGGAGTGAAGAATTGACCTCCATCGTTTTTTTTCTCACCAAGATTGGGTAACATACCTTCAAAAGCCTGTGAAATTGGAAACATGTGTTGTGTGTCTATCTCGGCTTGGGTCAATTTATGAATCTCATCAAGAACGTCCAATAGATTTGCGTCTGTTTTCAAAACTGTCTGCCCTTGATTGATGAATATCTCAGAAACCACTTTTTGGATATTGGTTGCACTAGTATGATCCTTAAGCGTTGAAAAATAAGGAAACAAGTTACAATTAACATAATTTATAAACCCGGATTCTCCACCTTCTACGATCTCTCTGCGTTTCCAACCTTGTAGCATGTTTTTAATGGTCGTTTTATACGAAACACTTCGATCAAATGGAGCTGCCCAATCATGCCAGCGGTATGGAGACCGTAAAGTCGGTTCAAAACTGTTTCCTAAAGCAATAGCTTGCATCTCCTCTTGTTGTTCTTTTAAATCGAGATACCTCAGAAAAAACATCCAAGTGAGTTCAGCTACATATAGCCTGGCTCCTTTTGCTTTATCTCTTCTAAGAATATCGCAGATACGCTTTACTGCTTTATCCATTGCAGCTTGTGTGTTTATCGTTTTCCCGTTTGTAATCATGATTTGCTCTCTATTTGATTTACAAACTCACGAATTTTTGCTGGTTTAAGAGATGCAACTGCTTTGACTTGATCTTTAACAATTTGCTCTATGCGCTCAATGTGGAGCAAGTCGTTTTTCATCCTAGAAACGAGTCTGATTTGTTCATCGATAGATACAACTGGTACCATGATAGTTTCTAATTTAGCTTTTGGTAATTCCGTAAATGTATTACCGTGACTATCTGCTTGCATGTCTTTGACTTTACTCATTAGATAGAATAGAAGGTAATGTGCATCTATGCCTTCATTCGGGACAATACCTTTCATGCCCTGATTGATTGTTGTATCTTCTAGCGTTATGCACAGGTTCCCAACCGGAGCTCTACTTGTTAACAAGATGGAACCCTTAGGAACAATTTTAGTCGAACAGCTACGAAAACCGGCTTCAGTGATTTTCCTTTCAGTATCTAACAAATACATACCTGTTAATCTGCCTACATCGGTAGGTGTAGCCCATAATATATCGCCATTCCAAAATTCTGACATATCAGTGGATGGTGTTGCTCCACTAATGACATTTGCAACTCCATTCTTCCCACCTAGGGGTTTGTATTCAACCTGCATCTATGCTAATAACCTCAATTTTGTTTCTTCAATGATCTGACTAGGCTGGTAGTTAGGTATGTTTAACAAAACCTTTAACCCACCGTACTTCTTAACTTCTTTGGCATCAAACAGATGTTTAGTTTCCAATTCTTCAATTCCTCCTTGAGCAAATTGTCCGGCTATTCCGAGTAAAACTTTCCGGGCGGGTTCAGGAAACTGTCTGAGCCAACTCTTATGCCAGAGTTTGAATGCACCACTTCTTTCTTCACGAGACTTAGGTGCTGCTCCAAAGCCTAATTGAGCTATAATGTCATACAGATCACATTCTTCCTCATCTTCCAGTTTACGTACAAGCCTAACCGCACCTTCGCCTCCTGGAAGTTGGTTCAGGAAATCCTTACGAACTGAAGAGACTATCCATGTTTGTCTTAGTTCATCAATTGAATTCAGAGTTTCAGATATCTTTTCCGCTAGTCTCTGTTTATATTCCTCATAGGGCACAAGAACTTCCTTCCCGTCCTCATCGCAGAGGATTGAGCAACCGTTGTCTTGAACTTCGATGGTAAATTCATGCTTATCAATTTGGATTATCTTTCGCTTCTCGGGGGGTTCGCCACTACTCGTCTTATCTTTACTTTCTCCTGGCTTAGCAGAGATAAAGTCTTCTCCAAATAAACGGGTAGCATTAGTATAATCAAAGATACGGAACATCATCTTACTGCCACGTGGCTCACCGGTACGTGTTCCTCTGCCAACCATCTGATAGAAGCTAATAGGTGATTTTACATATTTGAAAAACACCACATTTTTCAGGTTTGGGATATCTACTCCAGTGGATAATAACTCAACTGTGCAGGCAATAAAATGAGATTCATTAGAGCCTTTAAGTTCTGGAATGGTAGTTTTAGCATCTGCGTCAGCCTTTGCAGTGCATCGGAATGCATAAAACTCTTTGGGAGTCGTGCCATTTAGTTTACACCATTGATTATACAGATTATTCAACCTGTTGCTGACCATCAAAGCGTGATTATCACCAGCACAGAATATTATGGTTTTCTGATGGGCACCGCCATTTTGGATAAGCAGATCGAAGAAGTCCTGACACATAGCGTCTATTCGATCATCTAAAAGCAATTTGACTTCATACTTCTGAGCCTGATATTCATCATCCAGATCATCATCTTTTGGCTTTTCACGTGATCCGATGTAATGAGAAGATCGCTCCTTAATCTCCTCTTTTGTAATTGTAACAGCATCTAAATCTACAAACCGATGTATTACTTCACAAGCAGCCAGATACCCATCTTCCTGACCCTGGGAGATCGAATACTCATAAACCGGTTCTCCAAAGTACTGAACATTGTGAGCAGTTATCTTGCCATCCTCAGTTTCATCCATTTTTTTAAACCTTCGTGGAGTTGCGGTTAAACCTATCTGAACAGCATTAGGATTATCCGTTAACACAATGCTCCATTTATTCCAGGCAGATCGGTGGCACTCATCTATAATGATATGACTGAAGGTATTGGGTGGGAAATTTTCTCGCCAGAATTGTGGCTCACTATCTTCATTTCTAATATTTAGAGTCTGATAGGAAGCGATTAGAACTCGGGCATTAAGATTGGGGCTTGATGTGGTTACTTCTCGAGCATCATCACCAAAAACGCTTTGCAAATGAGTAATCGCTTGAGTTCGCAGTTCATCTCGGTCAACCAGAAACAATGCTTTCTTAACTTGTTTGGCTTGTGCGAATTTGTAAAGCAGCTGCTTGGCTACAAAGGTCTTTCCAGTGCCAGTTGCAAGGCAGAGTAATGCTCTGTTATCACCATGGGCGATCTTCTCGATCACTGCCCTGATTGCAGCATCTTGGAAATAATACCTGGTAGATTCTCCACCCTTATATCTTGCAAACACGGCTTGTGCTTCACTGTTCTCCAAATCAAGTTTGCGTATATTCTCGAACCTATCATGTAGATCGGCAGGAGTCGGAAACTCAGATAAAGGCTTGGGGTCTGATATAAGCTTAGTATCTTCTGCATACTCACAAAATAGCTCACCGTTGGATGAATAAGCGAAACTGACGTTGAAGCGTTTTGCATAGGTCAAGGCTTGGTGCAAGCCGAGTGAAGCATGAGAACCCTCTTTTTTGGCTTCAAGTATGGCAACTGGCATCGGAGCTCCGCCCTTGGGAGACGGAAGGCATAGTAAATAATCTGACCGCCCTTTACGACGAACAGGTTTACCATTTACAATATCAGTTCCACCAGGAGTTATCTCAACCTTTATCAGGTCGTTTGTCCAACCCCGGTCGAATATGGCTGGGTCTATCAAATCACGTCTGGTTTGGGCTTCGTTACGCATTAAACAAACTCTTAATCAAAAACCACAACGTTAAAGCAGAAATCAAAGAAAAAACTACAATAATGAGAGAAGAGATTTTTAATATTGAATGCGCTTTGTCTCGCATAATATTAAAATCATCTTTTATCGACTCGAAAGTTTCCGAACATTTTGCTTCAATTTCCCGGGCGTCATTTTCCAAGTCGTTATCTAATTGTTTAATATCTTTCCTATTAAGTATTTGAACCCAGAGGGATACTCCTACATATGTTAAAAACACCAAGAAAAAAACTACTTCTATCGAATGCTTTGTTATTTTATCGTTTGATGAAATGACGAAAGCAATAAGTGCAATTGGAAGATTTGCTGTCATAGATGAAACCTTCTGGAGTATCTCCCTGATCTTTTGGAAATAAAACTCCCTTTCCTTATCCCATTGTGTTTTAAACTTCTCGAACGTAAATTCCTCCATATAAAGTTGGTGATTTCGTATCGAGTCTTCAATGATATTGCTTAATCGGGATAAAAGGGTGGTGATATCTCTTTCTTCACTATGCTCAACATGATCTATAATGGCACTTTTAATAAAATCCAGTTTTCGAGTATCTTTGATTTCTTCTTCAAAGCGACTAATTCTATCTAGTAACAATCTATGGTCAACTACTTTCGTTAAGTCTGTGTCTCCAAGAGCTATCTTCACTACACCTTTATTAGATGTAAACAGAATACATGTATGAGTACCTTCATCGAAATAGTTTGATATCTCTCTCATTCTGTGTGCAAATTTAAAGTACATAAATATATACTGAACCGAATTAAAATCAATTGATGAGGCTTCAACAAGAGCATTGTTTTCCGATATAAGATATGCTCCATTCTCTTCAACTACAAAGAAATTGGATAGGTCTGTTATTATTCTGGTAACGTAATTCTGACGACAATACAGCTTGACTTCTTCTATGCCTAGAAAAATGTTAAAAACAGAGGTTATGTTCTGAGTGTCTATAACAACGGAATACAAACCTTCAATATATGTTATTCCATTTGTTTTGCAGATTTGCTGTAGGCTTGGAAGCTGATCACTATCTACCGAAATCTCAATACTATTGCTATCAGGTTTTAATAACTTATAACCACTTAGAGAATGGCTTTCTGCTATAATTTTAGCCAATTTCCGTAACTTGAGTAATAGATCAGATTTCATTGTTTTGAATTAAATGCTTGATTTTATCTGCTAATTCCTTTGATTGAATGGTAATTATACTTTGATTATCAGAGTGAATTATCACTTTATCATTGAAGTATTCTCTTGGAAACTTTAATTCGAATCTATCAGCTTTGACTTTAACATGCAGATATCTATTAAGTAAAATCGAATCTGCCCTAAAAGTACTATCTAAAGCAATGCCTTGCTCGGCAGCATAGTCATGGATAGTATTTTCATCCGCATAAAGATAAAGGCTTAGTTGTCTTATGTTAACTTCTTTTTTCTTTTCCTTAATGTAGTCAACTGCTTTATGCATGAAATCATCTTCTTCGATTATATTACCGTTTTTATCTATTGGCTTGGGAATGGCTTTTAGCGTTCGATAGAGGTTTTTTGTATTCGCTTTCATGCTCTCTGTATTATTCATTGTTATCCAATTTGTGAAGTAAGCAGATACATCCTCGCTATCCTTTTTGGTAAATCTGAGATATCTTTCTTGATTGGTTGGGTTGTTATAAATATCGCAATTAATTCTACAAGCCATTGCCATATTTTCAAAATCAATATGTTGGATTCCCGTATCCAGTATGTATCGGTTACCCCTTCTGACAAACAACATTCCTGCTTTGTTGCGAATCAGGAATACAGCTATAAAATGACCATGATTCTCGTAATCAGCAAAAACAAGATAACCACCCTTAGCAGGAGCGCTTGATTGAATTCTGGTACGTAAATTATCTGATGAGGTTCGAGTAAAATCCATAAACACTTGTTCCGTTCTATTTTGATTGTAAGAGTTAAAACCAGATGGGAATGGATTGTTTTGATTACCGAATACAGCATTGATTGAATTATGACTTTGAAATCGCTTATTTAACTCCGATACTAATGCGATTGCTACATCATTTATGGGCATAACTGTGTCAGAAGTTATTAATTCAGCTCCTGTGACGTGTTGCTCTTTTTTCAGTTCATGTACAACGATATGAAACACTCTCATGGCTAATCCTCCTGCCATTAATGAAAGGTACAGTTTATCAGACACATGCATTTTGTCAATAGTAATAATCTTATCATCATGCGATTATTGTAGTTGTCCTGCACTTCCAATGAAATGGCGGAAATGGGGTATGCGCTCCGGAGACACCGACAGGGTTCATTTCTGAGTCGTATTCGATCTGATCATCTTTGATCCAGGGTGCGAGGGCTTTGATGTATTCCCGGGCATCATCCAGACTGTTGGACTTGGTATCCAGAGCCATGAGATTATCCATCACTTCCAAGGCATCGTTGAGGGGATAGACCTTATCCTGGGCTGCCAATGCCCGGCAGATATCACTGGTGTGATCATCGAGGATTACTAAGAGCTTGTAGTATTTGGCCTTGGCTTTCCTGTAGCTTTGCAGTCTGCCGAACTCACGTATTCTCAGTGCTGTATGCTCTGCCAGTCCTTGCCAGTAGTGTGCTGAACGGTTGGCGAGGTCATTGAACTGGTCTTTGAGGGTATCAGCAAGCATTTCTTTGGTATAGCCTTGTTCTATGGCTTTGGAGAGGACATCGGCAAAGTTCTGCCTGATGTCTGCATCGAAGTGATTCCCGATCCAGAACAACTGCTGCTTCTGGATGGTGGATGAGAGATGCTGGTCTTCTATACCCCAGAGCCCAATGCTGGTCTTGGTTGGGGCTTGCACTTGGGTGTCTCTCAGTCCGAGGCGCACACAGCGGTCTATTATCGCCTTGGTGGGCTCATTGACCAGGGCCGCGAAGTCATCCCCCAATTGGGTATTGATGATGCCCATAAGCTTTTCTATGGAGTCCCGATTGAGCTTCTCGGCTCTTGGCACGTCACTCAGCATCTGGATGGCCAGCCGGGCAGCATCCTTGATCTCGGCCTTCCAGGCATTGTTGAGTATCCTGTAGTACTCCAACATAAGTCTATCGTAGTAGTTCATTAGAAGGAGAACCTCCTGACCTTGACCCTGTTCCTGCCGATATCGTATTCCAAGAACCGTTCCAGGCAGCCTGCCAGGGCATCACAGCCATCTATATAGCCGTCAGGATAAGTGAGGAATTGGGAGATCAATGTGGGAGTATCCTGTCCATCGGGAAAGAGTATCTTTGCGGTTTCGATGATGGTCTCGGTTCTCTCGATGCGCAGGTTCTTGTTGTCCTTGTTATCGATGCGCTTGATTCTGTGACTGATGGGTGGCAGACGGTTGTCCTGTGCCCACCTGTCGAAGTCAGCGAGGATACGTGCCTGACCATAGGTGGTTTCGCAGGCTGCCCGGGCTTTGACTCTATATGTTCTATCAAGTTCCTGATAGGCATCATAGTAGTATCTGAAGAACTTGGTGTTCTCGGTCTGACGTATCCAGACGTGGATCACATAGAACCTGTTGCCGTCATAGCCTATGGAGATGATGGCCCTGTAACAGCCTTTCTCACCCCAGGCGGGATCGGCATAAAGCCAGACTCGCTTCATTCTACTTGGCTCTGGTAAGGTTCTATACTTGGTGAACCAGTGGTTCTTAAAAATGTTGCCTTCGATTACCGGCTGTCCCAACATCTCCCTCTGGTATCCGGTATACCCGAACTTGGCTCTCAGATTCGGCAGGGTGGCTGTGGGGTATTGCTCCTCCCAGATCGACTTGCCCTGCCGATCTTCAAGTGAGAAGCGCAATATCGCCTTCTGGTGCGTTTTCAGAACCGACTGGCATCCCGTATCCAAATTAGGGTTATCAACCCGTAGGTCGCCCAATATCAGCTCCTGAAACTGGCAGATCGCATAGTTAGGATGCACCAGGTTACCAAGCCAGACGATCCTGCCATTTCCCTCGGGTGAGAGAGCTCCGGCAAGTTCCTGGGTGATCTTCTCCATGCGTCTCTTGCCGATGGACTGGTTGCCCATGTTCTCTTCTTTATCGATATCATCACAGACGATCAGCCCGGGCCGCCTGGCGGTCTTGGGATTGATGGTGCCTCTATGACTCTGCTTTATGCTTCTGGCTCGTATCCTGGCTTTGTTCTTGAGATAGAAGTCCAGATCAAAGGCATCCACTGGTTGCAGCTCCGGATAGTCGATGGTGAGCCGCTTATTGTTCTGCAATTCGTGCAAGGTAAAGGCAGTGCGTTCCTGTGCCAGGTCTATGTCAGCGGCTGTATGGATCACGTAACGTTCACCCTGGATGATCATCCAGATGGGATAGACCACTCCCATGAGTACCGTTTTGCCCAGCCCACGAAATCCGGTGATGGCGATGATGCCTGAGCCCTTGTCAGTCTCATCGAACATGGTCTCATGCGCTGGGCAAAAGGGTAGCGGGAAGATGTGCGGGAAATAGGTATGGCAGAAGAACGAGAAGGCGTCCCAGCCTGATCCGGTAGTACGCCTGATCCTCTCTGCCCTGGCTTCGGGATTATCGTCTATAAAAGGCAAGACGGAGATCGTTTTGGATGCGATCTCCGTCAGAGCCTTGTTATGCCGCTGAATGAACTTCTTAGGCATAACCGGGTAAGCCCCCGAAGCCCTGGGGGACGGGCAGAGGGGACCTGGAGGCCGAAGGACGGGCCAGGCCGGGCTGTTGGCGTGGAGCCGGAGGGAATAGCTCCACTCGTTGGAGGGTAGGTTGGCTGGTGTGTTTGGAGGTAACCATGTGTCTATCCATTTCTGACTCGCAAGTACTCGGCAAGATCGAGCACGATACTCTGAAACTGTTTCAGCATAGTCTCATAGCCCTTCTCGATCATGAAGTCGGTCACCTGATCCAGGAAGCGGACGATGTAGTCGTTCAACTCCTTGGATGGCTCAGCGTCCTTCTGATTCTGCCTGATCAGGCTGACGAGGCTCTGCAGAGCAGTGTCCGCCGGGTTCTTGGCATATTCACGCAGTGCCTGGATGAGTGCCTTCTTGCGGGCCAAGTTGATCTCATGGTCGAGCTTGCGCTCTTCCTTGAACTGCTCGTCCCATTTGCCGGACTTGATCCACTTACGGACGGTGATGCCGGAAACTCCGAAGATCAGCGCCAACTCGGTGGGATCGGTCTTGCCGTTCAGATAGGCTTCCCTGCAGTTGTCCCGCTTGATGCGGAACTCATGGCTGTTACTCATACTCGGGGCGTACCTTGTGCTTCTGCAGGTAGAGGTTGAGGTCTTTGCCGGAGCAGCGCAGCTGTCCGTTTTCTTTGGTTCTGAAAGCCGGCAGAGGATCGCCGATGTCACGTATCCAGCGGTAGACGCTGGAGCGGTCGACCCTGAGGATCTCGGCTATCTCATCGGTGCGGTAATTGCGTTCATCTTTGAAGATGTTCATCAGTTCCTCTGCGGTGTTGGTATTCATAGGTGCCATTATTCATTCTCCTGTGCTTTGATCAAATAGAGATGAGTTACGCTGCCACTGTTTCTCACAGGGCGGGGAAGTTGAGGACGATCTGGCGGAACTGGCCCGACTCGTCACGTTCATAGAAGTTGATGTACTGCTTGGTGGCTACCACCTGGATGGCCTGGTCGATCAGTTCCATAGCTTCCTTCCAGGTCTTATCCTTGATGTTGTAACGGCGCAGGCGCAGGATGCGGTACTTGGCGATCTCGCCTTTCTTATCAACCTGGAAGGCTTCGCTGATGATGGCCCGGAGGTTGACGTTGGAGTCGGCAGACCAGGCTTTCAGGCACTCGTCTATCTTCTGCTTGGCGAGTTGGAGTTCGATGCCGAACTGGATGCGTTCCTTGAACCTGATCTCCACCCGGTACTTGCCGTCAAAGCTGTTGAGAACGGCATTGCCCTTCCAGTCCAGGCCGTTCTTCTCGGCTACCTGCTGGAGATAAAGCTCCACGTCCTCAAAGAACTTGTTCTTGTCAGCCACCATACGGTCATGCAGCTTGATGGCCCGGTTGATGGTCTTGCTTACGATGGCGTCCTGCTTGAGGATCTCAGGTCTGATGATCGAGACCGGAATGCTCTGGCCGTTAGCGTCAATACGGGTGGGTACAGGCTTCTTAGCCTTGGGGGTCTTGGGTGTGTCCATTGGATGTCTCCTTGTTGTCTGTATATTTGGCTTTCTTTTCATTCTGTTTGATATAGTTCTGCAGCATGGCGATCACAGCTCTGCGCTCCTTCTTGTCGAGTAGGTTCCAGTGGCTTTTGGAAAAGTGACTGATTGTGAATGCCCGCAGTTGGGACTCGGTCCAAGCCGCGGTTTTCATGAGATAGAACATATACATGCCCTGGCGGTCGAAAGTAAAGACTTGGGGTCTGCCATGCCTGCGGTACTTGAGCAGGAGTGCCTTCAACTCAGTTAAGCGTTCCTCCGGCAAAGCCCTCAGCGATTCACCATAACCGAGGCCCTTGATGATGAACCTGAAGGCATCAAGCGACCAGTGGAACTTTTTGACCCTGAGGCCGTGTATCTCCTGGCGTAGTTTTCGTTCACGCTGTTCCTGATCCATAGAATGCTCCCGGTTGGCTGGTCTTACAGTGCTTGCTGTGGGTGTTGAGCCATGCGCTTCTTAGTTCGGTAAGGCGCTCTTTGCTTAGGTGGCATCCCGGCCTTGCTTCGCAGTTCGCCCAGGATGCCCTTGATCACAATCGATCCCACCATGGGGATTTTCTGGTGGTCTAATACGCAGTATCCGCTCTTATCGATGCCGATCACCTTAACCGAGGCCATCGCCTCCAGATAGACGAAGACCCACTGGCGGCTTCTCCCGAAGGCTTCTGCGATGCTCCTGATCGAGGTGAAGCTGCGTTTTTCGATCAGATCGAGAAGGGCCAGGGCTGCCTTGGGATCGAAGCTCCAGTGCGCCCGCAATTGCTTGTCCAAAGTTGTGTTGAAGCGGTTGCTGCGGACATAGATGGACTCCCGATGGCTGGCTAACCTAATGGTCTCGTCCTCAAGGAGTTCGCTTATGATAGGCTCAAGCTCCCCGATCTCCAGTCCCGTCATATTGGCTACCAAGGGCGAATCGAAGGGCTTGTTGTACTGGTTTACGAAGTTCAGCACAAGTTCTCTGGCGGTCATAGGTCTCTCCCCAGATCGAGATTGGCAATGGAGAGTTGAGGATTGCTGGCCTTAGCCCGCTCGATGATGTACATGATCTTCACAGCCTTACGGAGATTGCCTTCGCAGTTGAAGTCGATCTTGTTTACTATGGACTCATCCACCGGTATCTCCATCACTTCCTTGGCGATCTTGCGGATATCGTCCCTGCCCACTTTCCTGAACTCGTAGAAGTAGTTGCAGCGGTCGAAGTAGTGGCGGTTGATGGCGGCCAACCTGTTCCTGGCATCCTGCATCCCGACCAGGATCACGATGGTGAGGGTGACATCCACGATGTCCCGGATGGCACCCAAGAGACGGTCATGCTTGAAGGCATAGTCGATCTCATCGATCACGATCACCGTCTCCGGATTGTCGTCCAGGAGCTTCAGGCAGTGCTTGAAGATGTTGTTGGTGGTGCCGCTGGGGATGAACTCACCCAGTCCGAAGCGGCGGTAGAGGGCGGTCATCAGATCGACCGCGAAGGACTTGGGAGTGGTGGTCGATTCCAGCCGCATGTAGATGTAACCTCGCATGAAGGCGATGCGGCTGGCATAGGTGGTCTTGCCCAGGCCGGGCTTGCCGTAGATCAGGCCCAAGCCTACCATCTCGGTCTTGGGCCGGTTCATCAGGAACTGGATGCAGGCATCGGCCCTGATTACGTTCTTGATTTGCACGAGCTTGTTGGGTTTCATTGATCCTCCTTGTTAGATTATGCCGACTTTTTTCAGCATGCCGTAGAAGCTCTCGTCATCATCTTCGTCCTGTTCTTCGGGTTCAGGATCTGCGGTTAATGTATCATCAGGTGTATCTTTAGTGTTTGGGTTTGGTTTAGCGGTTCCGAAGTTCTGCGCTTCCGGAGCTATGAACTCAAGCTCAGGCAGTTCCTTGACCAGTTCCCGCTCCATCTCCTCTATGCGGTCTTGAGCCTCAGGTTCGGGTGCGGTGATTATGCTCCCTTGTTGAAAGGTGGGATTGGGTGCGCTCAGGCTTTCCCGAACATAAGGTTCGAGGAGATTATCCACCGCCTCCTGATTACGCAGTACGAAGTCTCGGGCATGCTGTTCGGTTAAGCGCTGCAGCTTCTTGATCTGCGTGTATTCCTTCTTGAGGGACTGATGCGAGACCGGATTGTTCTTATCGATGTGGATGAAAGGATGCTGACTGCGTCTCAGCTCTGCCTGGCAGATGAAGTTGTCTTTCATATCGTAGACCAGTATCCATCTGGCCTCGGCATAGTCGTATCTGATGATCACCGGCTTGCCGATGTTGTCCATCAGGGCGACGTGCCAGTAGAGCAGCTTGTTGAATACTATGCCATCGTTTCTAACTGACTTGCGTTCGGTGGCCAGCATCATGAAGTTGAGTTTATCCGGCCTGAGCATCCGCTCTTCCGGCACCAGTGCGGAACTGAATACCTGCCAGGGTGTCTTGCCTTCCAATGCACCATGCTCGGTCTCGCCGTAGATGTGCCTGATGTAGAAGCCGATCATCTGCATCGTGTCCCGGATGGTGGGAGCCTCACGCTTGTATAAGGCTTTTGCCCACTTCTCGTTACGCATCAGGGTGGAGGGCTTGTTGGCTACGTTGGCTCCCCGGAAGCTGCTGATGAAACGTTCGAATTGTTCCTGGAAGGTTCTGAAGAACCTCTCGATCACCTTGGCCTTGGCATTGTAGCTCTCCGCGAAGTGGGCTTCGATGCCCAACTTGGGGAAGACACCGCCCAATTCAAGTTCCAGGTCATGCCTTTCCCAGGACTCGTGGAATAGCTTGGCTCTGAAGGCCTTGCCATTGTCGAGATAGACCGCTTCGGGCACGAAGGCGAAGGGTGGCCGGGTTTGCACCGTATTCCCCTCGGCATCGGTCTGCAGATACCAGTGCGAGGTATTGAGGAAGGCATTGCGGAAGGCGGTCTGGATATGCTGGCTATCCTCGGTAAAGGCGAGTGAGGCACCCACCGGATACCTGGAAGCCCAGTCGAAGACCATGATCATGGTCATGCGTTGGGCTTTACCGGTATGGGGATTGAGGATATCGAAGGCCAGCGTATGACCGTCGGCCACCCAGACCTGACCCACATGCAGGAGCCGGGCATCCCGGTGGATGGTCTTCACTATGCGTTCCGCCACGTATTTGCTGCCCTTGCGGGTCTGTTCCCAAGTTGCCAGGTGGTTTTCCATCCACTCAGTGCACCATCTTCTCAAGGTGGGCTTGCTGGTGGGTGACTCAAAGTAACCCAGCCTGGCTTGAGCCTTGAGCATGTTGATGGCAGAACCGATGGTGATCTGGTTGGGATGCAGCAGAATGCTGAGCAGGACATTGGACTCGGTCTCGGTCACCTTGCGTTTATGACTGATGTTCTTGCCCTTATGCAGCAGTGCGAACATGTCCTGATTGGATTTGAGATACTGGTCGATCCAGAGCCGCAGAGCCCGTTCCTTGCGCTCACCCCTGAGCTTGAGTAGCTCTGGGGCCATGGTTCCGTTGTTGTACTCCTCAACTATCAGCTTCCACTCCTCTACTTTGGAATGGCATAAGGCCAGCCTCCGAATCACGAGGTTGCAGAAGTGGCCAAGTAACCTGGCTTCCTTTTCGTGTTGAAGTGGGATGTGTTCGCGGGGACTGAAGTCGATGTACCCTGGGCTGTCATAATCAACATCAAGTGGTGGGGCAGGTGTTTTGACCGCCCTCTCCTCTTCCTTATATATGGGGGGAGCCGCCAGGGCTTGCTTCTGACTCCCAATAAGTTCACTTATTCGAGGATATTTTCCCCGATCAGGGAAGCGCTCTTCATAAAATGCGGCGTATTCCTCTGGAGTGACATCATAAGGCTGCAT